AACGTTAAATTATATTTAGAATTGATTAGTCTTGGATTCATAATTGAAAAATCAACTTTAGTATCTGAATAAATAAACCCGAGCCGAAGCGGATTCTTCGGCAATCTTAAACCAACAATCAAATGAAAAAAACAATCGAGTACATCAAAGACTTTTACCAAACTGACCGTGAAGGTTTACTTGGTAGCATTGCAATCGCAATATTTGGGTATCTTTTATTTTGGCACATCGTACCTATAATCTCAGGACTATGAAAAAGTATAAAGCAAAATTCAAAGATGAAGCTGGGTTCTATACTTGCACCTGGTTTTTCGATGAACTCGAAGACTTTTGGGCAGCAGTTTGCAGAGAAGAACGAGTTTACAAATCAAAATTTCAACAATTAATCTTAGACTAAAATGGAAAACAAATTAGCAGAAATTCAAGCAAAGGTAAAAGCACCTAAAGGTCAATTCAACTCATTTGGCAAATACAACTACCGAAGTGCTGAAGATATCCTTGAAGCAGTTAAGCAAGTAGTTAATCCGATGGGTTATTCTATTACGATTTCCGACACGATAATTAACGTGGGAGATAGATATTACATTAAAGCTACTGCGACTCTCACAAACGGCAAGGAAACGTATTCTACGGATGGCTATGCAAGAGAGGAAGAAAGCAAGAAAGGTATGGATGGAAGTCAGGTAACTGGAGCGAGTTCTTCTTATGCCAGGAAGTATGCACTAAACGGACTCTTTGCACTGGATGACACAAAGGATTCAGATGCGACAAATACTCACGGGAAAGAGGAGGCTAAAAGTTTACAAATATGGAAACAAGAAATTGACAAATGTAAATCGGTTGAGGATTTAAATAGCTATTATGCTAACTCCCAACAATCAATCAATGGCAATAAAGATATTATCAGTTTATTTTCAACTAAAAAATTAAGTTTCACAATTAACCAATAATCAAATGAGCAAATTAGTAAGCATTTCAATTAACGTAGATTTATTAGACAAGTCTAAATTGTACAAGGGTAAGAAAGGTACTTACCTTAACATCAGCGGATTCTTAAAAGAGGATGCTGATAACTACGGGAACTTTGGTTTCGTAACGCAAGACGGAGTTAAGACTCCCGAAAGTAATGCGCCTATATTGGGCAACTTTAAGATTAAAGGAACGGAAGGATTCAGCGCTCAATCTTCAAGGCCAGCGCCCGTTTTTGATATTCCAAGTGCTACATTAGTTGAAAACGATTTACCTTTTTAACGATGGAAGACCACGAAATAAAATACCAGGAAGTTTATGAGAGAGCATTCCTGGAAGTTCATTTTTCAAAATTGCTTAACGTTGATGTAAAAGACTTAAATTTTGAAATGAATATAACAAAACAATGTTTTGAGAATGCCGTAAAAGACAAAAGATTTTCACAAGAATTTTTAAACAAATTTAATCATGGAAGAAATACAATTTAATCCACAACAATTCGAGATAGGTTTATTCGGTCATAACCCTATCCAAGACATGAGCAAGGCTCAGATTAATCATTTAGTTCATTTGATTAACGAAGGAGTAAAAGAAGGTGGCAAGGACATTAAGTCTTTGCTTGCAATTGCATCAAAGTACCAGCTTCTATTCTCAGAACTGGAGAAGACATTAAAGGAGCAAGCAGTTGACGAACTTTTAAAATACGACAAAGGTCGCTTCGAAGTACATAGTGTAGAGATGCAAGTGGCTGAGGTTGGAACGAAATACGACTTTAGTGCAACCAAGCAATGGGTAGATTTACAAGACCAAATCGATGAATTAAAAGAGAAGCAAAAGGAAGTCGAGAAGTTTTGTAAGTCAATCAAGAATAAAACCATTACGGTTGACGAAGAAACTGGCGAATCGTTTGAGTTCTTTCCTCCAGCTAAATCAAGTACAACATCAATTAAAAAAACAATACTATGATTAAGATAAAGAAAAGCAATATACATCAGGCGGTTGCCGATAGCTTAAACAAGAAAGGTATCTTGCCTTTCTCCGCAAGAGAATGGAATGTTTTGAATGTCCAGCAAGTGGTGTACTGGAATACCAGGAATAGAGAAAGTGGATATGTAAAGTATCCCGAAGTCATGAAAGAAGTTCAAATCATAGCTAAACAAATGCAAGATGAAAAATCAGGGCAAATCGAGCAACTCAACTGAAACGGCAGAATTTCTCACGATGGTAGGCATCATGGGAATCATAGCAGTATGGATATTTTATTTACTAGTAGATTTATTAAGATGAAAGCACTTACGTTCAACCAATGGCAAGACCATTTAAGCAAAGAGTTAAAAAAGGATTACAAAAAATTATATCAAACATCTAAATTTAAACCAAATGAAATTAAGTTTCAAAAAATATCATCAAGAGAATCCTCAAATTTACATAGAGTTTAAGCGGTTAGCATTCCAACTAATTAATCGTGGATACATTAGACTTGGAGCAAAGCAAATATTCGAAGTCATTCGATGGCATACAATGGTCGAAGGGAATGATGGTTATAAAGTCAACAATAATTACACTTCTGATTATGCAAGGTTATTTGAATCAGAGCATCCAATTTATGCTGGATATTTTCTTAAAAGACTTTGTAAATCGGTTTAGTTTTTTTATATTTGTAAGCGGATACGTTCTCACATTATAGTATCAAAGGTCTTAAAATGCCATCATTTAATGAAATCGAAGTGAGAACCGATGGATTTATTTGGTGGCTTTTTTAATTTCAAAAAATGGAATATTCAAAAAAATTACAGAATCCAAACTGGCAAAGGAAAAGATTGGAAATTTTAAACAGAGATAATTTTCAATGTATAGCTTGTGGTTCTAAAGATAAAGAACTTCATGTTCATCATAGATGGTATGTATTTGGTAATGAAATTTGGGATTATCCTGATGTTTGTTTTGAAACTTTATGCCATGAATGCCACACATATATAGAACTTCATATAAAAGAAGCAACCCATGATATTAATTTAGATTTAAGAAGGTCAATATTAGACCAAAATGATTACTCTTGTATTTTGAAATTATTAAATAGTATTTCTTATAATTCAGATTACTCAAAATTTAGTCCAATTCAAATTGCAGATGCAATACATTACATATCAGAAAAAGATGTAATTGGTCAAATAATTGAGATGAGAGCAGATAAATTTAAATAAAATGGATATATATACACTATCAAGAAATTATTGGGATTATTCTTTTGAGAATCCTGATAAACTAAAACCAAATCATGCTGCAATTTATTTTTTTGCTATTGAAAATTGCAATAGATTAGGTTGGAAAGATAAATTTGGTTTGCCAACTACCATGACAATGGAAGCAGTAGGTATTAAAAACTATAAAACTTATCATTCAGCTTTAATGGATTTGGTTGAAATTGGTTTTATAAAACTTATAGAAAAATCGAAAAATCAGTATTCCGCAAATGTAATTGCTCTAGTAAATAATAACAAAGCAAATACTAAAGCACTTACCAAAGCAATGTCGAAGCATGATACAAAGCATATACCAAAGCAAGTCCAAAGCAATGTTAGTATAGATATACTTGTTTACTTTAATACTATTTTACCAAATTACCAATATACAGATTTTAGGGTTGAGCAAATTAAAAAGTGGATATCTTATAAAACTGAAAAGAAAGAGAAATATACTAAAATAGGTTTTGAAGCATTTTTAAATAAATGGAATCATTTAAGCGATATTAAATTTGAAGAATTAATTTCGACTGCAATGTCAAATAATTGGAAAGGAATTTTTGAACCAAAAGAAAACAATAATGGAAATACAACTGAGAAACTCGGAACAAGTGCCGCAAGAATGGAAGCACTTAGGAAGTGGTAACGCAATAGCAATAAGACAAGCACAAAGCGCCATTACTTTGCGTGTAAGAAACGAAGAAGATATTAAGCAAGCATTACGCTACTCTATGCTTTTGGTTGGCTTACGAGGTAGCAATCTCCCAACTGAAGAAGAAAAGTTTGTATTAACCAATTTCGTTAAGTCTAATTTTGGTAATAATACTTGCGAGGAAATAAAACTTGCTTTTGAAATGGCAGTGGCTGGCAAGCTAAATATCGATTCTAAATGCTATGAGAATTTCTCATGCGAATATTTTGGTAGAATTATGAATTCTTATCAAGAGTATGCAAGACAAGAGATTAAAAACTTACCTAAACCCATTGAACAAGTGAAAGAAAAACCAAGTGATGAAGAATTAAAGAAGCAAGCAATTGACACGGCTAACGAATATGCAAATCAGATAAGGTACTGCGAAAAGAACGATAAGAAATTTACGTTTATTGCTGGAGGTTTGTCAATTTTATTCGATTACCTTGAACAATTTAAGATTCCAACAATATCAAAAGAAGAACGAATCGAACTTTGGAATAAATATTCTAACATTCAGGACATTGAAGAAAGGAAAATGCATTGCAAAACTCAAGGGTATATTAAATTTATCAATTCTTTAGTTACATTTGATTGTCATATCGATAATGATGGAACTATTAAACCAAACGAAAAATGAAAAAAGTCTTAATAGCTTGCGAAGAAAGCCAAGCAGTAACTATAGCATTTAGGAGATTAGGCTTTGAAGCATTTAGTTGTGATATATTACCATCTACTGGCGGACATCCTGAATGGCATTATCAGCAAGATGTATTTGAAGTAATAAATAAAGGTTGGGATTTAATGATTGCTCATCCTCCTTGCACATATCTTTCAGTTAGTGGAGCAAAGCACCTTTACAATAAAGATGGCAGTCCTAACGAAGAAAGATATAATAATCAAAGACAGGCTTTACTTTTTGTTAAACAATTAATGAATGCCAATATTAAGCATATTGCAATAGAAAATCCAATTAGTGTAATATCTACTAAATTATGTAAGCCTGACCAAATAGTTCAACCTTACTGGTTTGGAGATTCAGCAAGCAAAAGCACTTGTTTGTGGATTAAAAATCTTCCTAAATTAGAACCAACTAATATGGTAGACAAAGGACAGTTTAAAGAATGGATTGGCAAGAATGGTAAAACAAAAAAACAACCGATGTGGTATTATGAAGCATTGACAAAAGCAAAAACTACTGAAGAGCGTAGAGGATTAAGAAGTAAAACATTTCAAGGCATAGCAGATGCGATGGCTAATCAATGGGGAAACTATATTTTAAACCAATAATAAAAATGAAAAGAAAAATAATTTACGGAACTGCGCTGGCATTAATTTGCTATGCTTATTATTATGCGATTAAAAATAATCAGACAATACAAAAAAATAATGAGCCAAAGTGGGTATTCGGAATTTCCGAATCTGAGGATATCTACACTGATTCAATAGATTTGCGGTTATATACAAGTCATGGAAGATTAAAATATAATAGCAATGAGCAATAAAACGGTAATGCAAGAGTTAATCTATTGGCTAAAAAGCGGATGGAAAGATGAGGACGTTAATACGGTAATAAAAAAAGCCGAGCAATTATTAGAAATTGAGAAAGAGCAGATAAAAGATGCCTTTACTGATGGATGTATTGGAGAATTGTATGAGCTAAATGCTTATTATACATCAGAAAAATATTACAACAAAACTTATAATGTTAAAGATAATTGACAAAAAGCATACAAATTGTAAAATGAGAAACGAACACGAGCATAAACTCCAGGTTGCCATAGTCAAATGGTTAGAGTGGACACAAGACTTTTACTATTATGCGATTCCCAATGGAGGCGCAAGGCATAGGTTAGTTGCAATCAAATTAAAGATGGAAGGCGCAAAGGCTGGAGTTGCTGATATGTTTTGGATGGTTTCTAATAAGCGATGGAAAGGATTATTTGTTGAGGTTAAGATTGACAAAGGAACTCAGCAACCAAACCAAAAAGCATTTGAATCGATAGCCATTAATCACGGATATTATTATGCTATTGTAAGGTCGATTGAGGATTGTGAAAGTTTGATTAAGAAATTTAAAGCGGATGAGATTTGAAGAATAATCATTTAAATGCAATCAAATGGATTACAATGAGATTACAACGACCTACCATTCAAGTAGTTATCGGAGGCGCAACGTATTTAGATTTAAATTATAGCCTTGAAATAAACCTAAATCGAATCAAAATGGAAAGCGGTGCATCGTACCCAGCATATCGACAAACAAAAAAAATCAAGGATTATTTGGAAAAGCACGGATTATAATGTAAACTTTGCAAATGGAAAAGATTAATTATCAAGGAGTTATAAAAGAAGAGGTCAATCATCCTGAGCATTATCAGGGGAATGGCATTGAGGTAATTGACATAATTGATGCATTCGACCTTAATTTTAATCTTGGCAATTCAATTAAATACATACTGCGAGCCGAAAAGAAGGGATTTAAAAAGAAAGATTTGGACAAAGCAGTTTGGTATTTGAATCGGGAACTCGAAAAGTGGAAAGGTTAATTTGGGAAGCCATTGCGGTAGGAATTATCGAAGTGGCTTTTATCGTTTATTTTATTTTTGAAATAATCAGAAAATCAAAGGAATGACCAGGTCGCAAATCATTGAGGAACTTTATAATTCAAAGGAGATTAAACAAGCCTTGATGAAAATGCACCCAGCAAATTTAAGGGAAGAACTCAAGCAAGAAATGTTTGTAAATCTTTGCTCAATAACTGAAGACAAATTTTGGTCGATTTACAATAACAACGGAAGCAACGGATTAAAGTTTTGGCTTGTCAGATGTATGCTTAATATGATTTATAGTACTGGAATGAATCAACCATTCTTTAGACACTTCAGAGCCAAGTACGAATCGATTGATGGCTTAGAAGAGTTAGTGCAGATTGAGGATGAATCTAAGGAATACAAAGAAAAGCTATTTAATCGAGTGGAGGTAGCACGAAAAGAATTATCCTGGTATGAAGATATGCTTCTTGATACTTATGTCGAATTAAATTTTAATCAAACGGAGATTTCGAGAAAGACTGGCATTCCGTATATGTCGATAGTCAAAACGATTTCAAACATTAAAAAGAAAATAAGGGATGAAGCCTGACGAGAAAGCTAAAAGTTTGTTAATCAATGCTCTATATTTTTGTGGCAATAAAGCATTTGCTTTCGAATTAGCTTTGTACTTTTGTTCATTAATTCTTGAGCAGAAATTAAAGGCGGATGACCGTGCTTACTGGAGTGTAGTGCAAGATGAAATTTACCAAACAAATAAATGATAACTATAATCGCAGCCGTTTCTTTTGCCGTTTTTTTTACAATGACAAATTTGTATCAGTCATTCGGACTAAACTTTAAACCGTTTAGTTGCACTCCTTGTCTAAGTACCTGGAGCGCCATCGTTTTAATTGTCATTCCTATGCAGTTCCAAGAATGGATAGCAATCGTATTTAGTTCAGGGATATTAGGTGCAGTAATTTTTAGATTGATTAATAAACTATGACCGAGCAAGAGATAGCATTTATAGAAGCCAACATAATAAACTTTGAAGCAGTGGCTTTAGGGTTTACTAAAAACATTGACCGAGAAGTACTTGAAGAATATGCGAGCTTATATCGTAAATATGTAAACAAGGATTTTAACTTTAATTCGTGGTGTGGCTCTTGCGTATTTGATATGCTTAAAAGATTATCCGCACATTACGAAGGAATAAAGTACATTGCAA